CCCTTCCTTCTCAAAATTTTGACTTGAAGCTAATTTTGGCGGATTCGCTGCGTGGTGAATTTCAGGAGTTTGTCGACAAGTCTGCCGATGAGCTACATCGAGCCGTTGAGCAAAAAATTATCGGACTTGGTTTCGAGTGCAACAGGGAGTTTCGAGTACAGGAACGGGGTGATTGTCGTTCTGGCAGAGTTGATTTGCTGGTGAGTGACAAGCACGGCAACCAATGTGGCATTGAAATCGACGCAAGCTCTCCCAGAGAAAAATCTTTCGCTAAACTAGCCTGTCTGAAATCAGGGATAATCTTACTGCGGAAATCTTCCACAGCAGAAGACTATCTGCAAGATGGTGTTTTGGTAGTTGCGGGAGGTATTTCGCTACCCAAAACTAAGATCATCACGAAAAAATCTGAACTGAATTTGTCCCTGTTTGAGCAGAAACCCAGTGAATCAGTTTGGGATGATTATCTTCAACACCGCAAAAACAAAAAAGCGCCACTGACACAAACCGCCCTGAACCGACTGGCGACAGCAGTCAACGAAGCCAATGAACTAGGATATTCCACCGATAACGTGCTGGCTGAATGCATGCTTAGAAACTGGCAAGGCTTTGAGGTTTCGTGGATTGAGCAAAAAAAATATCAGCGAAATAGTCTCATCAACGAGATCACAACACGCCCAAGTAATCCCGAAGGTTTTGTGGTGATTAACGGTTAATCTGTTTTTTGCGAAAAAACTATGAATATTATTCAACGATTGCAAAAAATCATGCCGCCCAATATCAAGCCAATTGCCTGTAGCTGGGAAGAACATTTGGCAAGAATGCAAAAAATATCCGAAGAAGCCAGTTTGCAAGACGCTATTTTTCGCAAGCAACGCCGGATAGAAAACTTGTTTGGGCGCTCGGGTATCGCCCCGTTGCATGCACATTGCCGATTTGAAAATTATCGCGTTTTCAACGCCGGTCAGAAAAATGCGTTGAACCAATCCGTCGCCTTTGCAAAGAATTTTGGAGTGGGATTTGGCGGATTTGTTTTTAGCGGTGGATGCGGAACAGGCAAAAATCATCTTGCAGCAGCGATAGGGCATTATCTCATGAGCAAAGGGCGATCCGTATTGTGTATTACCATTGCGGATTTGATGATGCGTTTTCGAGCAACCTACGAAAAAAATACGACATTGACAGAACAACAATTGCTAGATGAACTTTGCAAAGTTGATTTGTTGATCTTGGACGAAATCGGTATTCAGTATCAGCATAGCGAGAATACGAAGATTATTGTAAATCAGATGGTTGATAAGCGGACTTCACACAAAAAACCGCTTGGCATGCTCACGAACTTGAACAGTGAACAAATTCGGCAATTTTTGGGCGATAGAGTCATCGATAGAATGATGATGAGCAATGGGCTTTGGTTAAATTTCAATTGGTCAAGCTACCGCCGTAAAATTCAATAACGAAAAAAAGTTTTAAATCACTGAGTTTCACTACTCAAATCCAATCAATTCAAAGCAATGGAACCCTCAACAACGAGGGTATATGCGCATGTCTGAAAAATACTCAACACCTGCCGCCTATCTGTGGGGCATCATGACCACCCTCGGGGGAGTCATGACAACGATTTTTGATTTTTTTACCCTTGAGCAGTGGGTAGCTGTGATGGGTATTGTCTGCACGATAGGGACATTTTTTATCAACGTGTACTACCGCAAAAAGGAGTACAGACTCAAGGAACGTCAGTATGAAGATACCGAAAAAAATATTGATGGCAACGGGCGGTAGTGCGTTGTTTTTAGCCTCAACGATGATAACGCATTTTGAAGGATTAAAATTTAAACCTTACTTCGATGGAGGTGGTGTACTCTCTGTTTGTTATGGTCATACAGGCAAGGATATTGTGCGTAACCGGATGTACACGCAAGAAGACTGCGATAAGTGGCTTAATGACGATTTAAAAGCCGTTAAACGTTATGTTGACCCGTTGATTAAGGTCAATATCAACACGCTAACACAGGCAGCCCTTTACTCATTTGCTTATAACGTGGGCGTGGGTAATTAGCCTTGTCCAAGACTGTCGCCTTTCACATAAACCCACCGCTTCATCTCATCACATGCCCCTTTTCGGTCATTGTTGTTGAGCTTTTTGAGCAAGGTCGATTTGGCAAAATTACCCACGCCCACGTTATAAGCAAATGAGTAAAGGGCTGCCTGTGTTAGCGTGTTGATATTGACCTTAATCAACGGGTCAACATAACGTTTAACGGCTTTTAAATCGTCATTAAGCCACTTATCGCAGTCTTCTTGCGTGTACATCCGGTTACGCACAATATCCTTGCCTGTATGACCATAACAAACAGAGAGTACACCACCTCCATCGAAGTAAGGTTTAAATTTTAATCCTTCAAAATGCGTTATCATCGTTGAGGCTAAAAACAACGCACTACCGCCCGTTGCCATCAATATTTTTTTCGGTATCTTCATACTGACGTTCCTTGAGTCTGTACTCCTTTTTGCGGTAGTACACGTTGATAAAAAATGTCCCTATCGTGCAGACAATACCCATCACAGCTACCCACTGCTCAAGGGTAAAAAAATCAAAAATCGTTGTCATGACTCCCCCGAGGGTGGTCATGATGCCCCACAGATAGGCGGCAGGTGTTGAGTATTTTTCAGACATGCGCATATACCCTCGTTGTTGAGGGTTCCATTGCTTTGAATTGATTGGATTTGAGTAGTGAAACTCAGTGATTTAAAACTTTTTTTCGTTATTGAATTTTACGGCGGTAGCTTGACCAATTGAAATTTAACCAAAGCCCATTGCTCATCATCATTCTATCGATGACTCTATCGCCCAAAAATTGCCGAATTTGTTCACTGTTCAAGTTCGTGAGCATGCCAAGCGGTTTTTTGTGTGAAGTCCGCTTATCAACCATCTGATTTACAATAATCTTCGTATTCTCGCTATGCTGATACTGAATACCGATTTCGTCCAAGATCAACAAATCAACTTTGCAAAGTTCATCTAGCAATTGTTGTTCTGTCAATGTCGTATTTTTTTCGTAGGTTGCTCGAAAACGCATCATCAAATCCGCAATGGTAATACACAATACGGATCGCCCTTTGCTCATGAGATAATGCCCTATCGCTGCTGCAAGATGATTTTTGCCTGTTCCGCATCCACCGCTAAAAACAAATCCGCCAAATCCCACTCCAAAATTCTTTGCAAAGGCGACGGATTGGTTCAACGCATTTTTCTGACCGGCGTTGAAAACGCGATAATTTTCAAATCGGCAATGTGCATGCAACGGGGCGATACCCGAGCGCCCAAACAAGTTTTCTATCCGGCGTTGCTTGCGAAAAATAGCGTCTTGCAAACTGGCTTCTTCGGATATTTTTTGCATTCTTGCCAAATGTTCTTCCCAGCTACAGGCAATTGGCTTGATATTGGGCGGCATGATTTTTTGCAATCGTTGAATAATATTCATAGTTTTTTCGCAAAAAACAGATTAACCGTTAATCACCACAAAACCTTCGGGATTACTTGGGCGTGTTGTGATCTCGTTGATGAGACTATTTCGCTGATATTTTTTTTGCTCAATCCACGAAACCTCAAAGCCTTGCCAGTTTCTAAGCATGCATTCAGCCAGCACGTTATCGGTGGAATATCCTAGTTCATTGGCTTCGTTGACTGCTGTCGCCAGTCGGTTCAGGGCGGTTTGTGTCAGTGGCGCTTTTTTGTTTTTGCGGTGTTGAAGATAATCATCCCAAACTGATTCACTGGGTTTCTGCTCAAACAGGGACAAATTCAGTTCAGATTTTTTCGTGATGATCTTAGTTTTGGGTAGCGAAATACCTCCCGCAACTACCAAAACACCATCTTGCAGATAGTCTTCTGCTGTGGAAGATTTCCGCAGTAAGATTATCCCTGATTTCAGACAGGCTAGTTTAGCGAAAGATTTTTCTCTGGGAGAGCTTGCGTCGATTTCAATGCCACATTGGTTGCCGTGCTTGTCACTCACCAGCAAATCAACTCTGCCAGAACGACAATCACCCCGTTCCTGTACTCGAAACTCCCTGTTGCACTCGAAACCAAGTCCGATAATTTTTTGCTCAACGGCTCGATGTAGCTCATCGGCAGACTTGTCGACAAACTCCTGAAATTCACCACGCAGCGAATCCGCCAAAATTAGCTTCAAGTCAAAATTTTGAGAAGGAAGGGTTAGGGATGGTTTATATATTTCTGTAATCTTTGTAGTAATCTCTTGATCAAACGAACTCGATAATGTCGATTCCC